TATTAGTTGCTTTTACTTTCAAGATGTTTGTACTTTGACTCTGTGGGAACACATTGTAGTCTTGTGCGCTCACCATACGGTTTTGCGTGTAGTATACTTGCGGTGCACGCTCTTTAATTGCTGCAATACTTTCTGCAGGCAAACTGTTGTTTACGGCATTAGTCAGGCCAAAGCGTATTGTTATTGCGTGATCTTTTCCTTTTGCATTCTGATAAGGAATCGTGATGGTTCTATTTCTGGCTTCTTCAGGCTGGATAATAAATCTTGTGGGATCACTTATACGATGCCACAAGCGGTAGATACCAACTGGCACATTGCCAAAATTGCCATCAGTAAATCTCAATCTGATGCCGTTTGTGCCCATGTTTTCCACTGCATACAGGTTACGACTGTCCAGGCTCTTGCTGTTATAATTTAGAGTTTGTCCCACAGTGTTTGGTACGCGATCCCACTTGGCTAGCGGAATACCGTTGCTGTTGATTTCCTGTAAAAATATATCATTTTCGCCAATATTAGCAATGGATAATTCTTCAATACGATTTTCCAGCGGAGTTGTGTAGTTGAGGTCTTCAAACTCCAGTCTGCCCTGACGGAAGTATACAAAAAATCCAGTAGAGTTACTGCTGCTGCCTTTGCCGTCGTTTCTGTAAATCATGTTGAACAAATTAGTGGGATCAGGATGACGCTCGAAGAAGTGACTGTTGTCTTTAAAGTCTGGATTCACCACAGTGAACGGTTTATTGTTGCCGCTCACACTTATATCAAAGTTATACACAATTGGTGAACCAGCAGGAGTATTAAGCTGATATAGTTCAGTTTTAACGCCGCCAACTGTGCCGTCCTTCAAGGGAGACGTAAATCTGTTTGTTTTGCTCATTGCGGCATTCATAACTGTGACGAACTGCTCGTATGCTTGAGGGTTATTCGCATCGTCCCAGTAAATGGTTCTGTTACTGAGGTCGTTGCCCAGGCTGTCTGTCAACGGTTCAGATGTTTTGATGCTGGCAATTTTCATCAGTCCACTTGCTGGAATGTTACGCTTAGGGTTGTATCCCAACATGCGTGCAAGTTTAAAAACACTATCCTTGCTTTCAGCCGTGTCCAGGAAGTTTTCACGAGTGTTGACATCCATACGGAAAGATAAGCTCTGACTGAGGTATGCCAACATTTCAATAATGGCGATAAACTCGGAACTTTCGATATAGTCGTTGAAGTTTTCAGGATAGTTGGTTTTTACATAATCGACCAGTGCACCGCGGATGGTGTCAAAGTCGTACGCCTGAAAGTCAATTTCACTGTACGCTTTGTATGCAACCTTCCAATCTTCAGCCGCAAATAAGTTTTGCTGTCTATTAACTGCCATTAATCAATACCTTCTGTAATTTCTCTTTTGTATTCAATATAAAGTTTTTCAGGATCTCCTACTGGCAGGATGCGTAAATCTATTTCTGCCCTGATAGTGTGGTCCAGGATATATAGTTTAACATCAATTAACTCTGCCCTGGGCTCTGACTTAATAATTTTCTCGATGTCTTTTTGAATTTTTCTGTCCAGATCCGGTGTGCTGGGATCCATTAATAAATCCCATATGATGCTGCCGAAGTTAGGACGCATAACACGCTCGCCCAATCTGGTATAAAACTGATTGAGGAGGTCACGCTTGATTAGTTCACCGTCAGATATAGTATACGGTGCTTTTGCCCTGCCAATTGTACTGAAACCTTTAAATTTTGCCATACAAGTATTTATCGCATTTATTAAGTACAGTTTTAATTTTTACACCAGAAATGTTGACTTTGCTATGACCATGTGCTTAAATACTATAGTACACATACAGTACACACTTTACTTTTAACCCCTTTATAGAGGTATTTCAAAATGCGCAAAATTAGTAAACGCTTTGAAGAAATTTGGAGCAAAGCTGAAGAGCGTAATCGCAAAAACGGTCAACGGTATATCAAGATCTTTGAGTCTCGTAAACGATATGTTACAATGGGAATTTACGACTCAGTGACCAAGAAGTACTGTATTTTTGACACCATTAACCTCATCGGAAACTATCGCTATAATGCTAAAGAGGTTCCTCCTGAGTTTGAAGAAATGGACAAAATTGTCGTATAGCGATAACTAAGTCTTCCAGACTTAACTAACAGAGGACCTACGTGGTCCTCTTTTTTTGATTTATAATCCTTTAAGTATAGTGTCAATTTGATCGCCCAGATCTCTAAAGTTTTCTGTTCCAGGCAAATAAGTGTCAACATCAAACGGCAACTCTACGCCGTCTGGTACTTGAAACATTTTGGTCACAAAGTACATGTAATCTTCAAGATTTTGATTTGGCGTGGGTGCTGATCCCGGAGTACTAGGAGAGCTAGTATAATACATCATCTCCTTGAGGGCATTACCTTTGGCTACAGCGTATCCAATTTGATTTTTAGCTGGATCAATATCAGCCAGTTTATTGAGGCTTTTTACAACTTCGCTGTTGATTGCTGTTTCAGCTCCAACAATGTTGGTGAACGCACTCATAGCCAATGCTTCGTTACCAGTTAATGGGGCTTTGATTGCACCCTTTACGCTTTCAAAGGATTGCGTTAGGTCTCCTGCTAGTCCCAGTGTTACACCAATAGGACCAATACCGTTTGTAAAGTCAACCAGTTTGTTACCCAGGGCGTCCTGAAATATGGTTCCTGGTCCATCTGCTATAGCCGTTATTCCTTTTGTGGCTAGCTCTGTTGCAAAATCCAAGCCCTGCTGTGCTAAACTGGTGGCATCCTTGATTGCTGACTGCATGTCTTTGATGGAATCCAAACTGAGATCAGCTGGCAAGTTCAGATTGTCCAATGCAAATTGATTCAGTTGTTCCTCCAATTCTTTTAGTTCCTTTTGGATGCCAATTATTTTCTGTTGTAGTGCGTTGCTGGTGGGGAAGCGGATTGCTGGTATAGCTGATTGTATGCCTGCTAATAGTGCGCTTAGTCCTTCAATAGACGTCAAATCCATTTCCAACAATGCAGTAAACTCACTGCTGATGCCCGGAATATCTTCAAACGATGGTATACCTTCCAGTAATGCTTCTGCGCCAGTGCCCGCTAGTAAATCACCAGCTTGTCCAGTAATGTCGTCAGCTATTCCATCCACAAACGTGCCCACTTGCTCTCCCACACCGTTAACTGCATCAGTAACCTGTGATATGGGGTTGCCGTTTTGATCTGAGTACCCTTTGCCTTTAAGGTAACCTTCTGGTGTGTTCACATTTACTGGAACACCACTGAAGTCAGTGGCTGCTTCTGGTAACTTGCCTGCTAGCTCTTTGTTTATCGCCGGTGGCTTGGAACTTTCTTTGATGGGGTCATAACTACCGTGACCAGCAAATGGCTCCAGCGTGATCATTTTACTAACAATAGTGTTGACTGTGTCTCCACTTTCACGCTTACCTGCACTGGGTGCACTGGTTTTGCCTTGTCGTCCTGCATCACGATCAAACTTGGGAGATTTACTGTTTACGTCTTTTTTGCCATTAGTGCCAATTTGCGGTGCTGGCACGGCTGGTATCTCAATAGGTAATGCTGGCGATCCGCCACTGTTTAACAGAATTTTTGCAGCGGTTATTGCTGCACCTGCTGGTGCCGTTACGTTAAACTGTGTGGTTAAAATAGTTGCTGGCAAACCGCTTTGTACCTGAAACTTTCCTGCTAATGCTTGTAGCTGAATACCCATTGGACTGCCTGCTGTTCCAGCAATTCTGCCACCAGCATTTAGGTCAATATCGCCGCCATTTGCTGTTAACTGTGCATTCAGTCCTGCATACTGTGTCAAATCAGCAGTTGCTTCGAATCTGATATTACCACCAGTTCCCAGTGGCGGGATGCCCAGTGCGCCCAGTGCAGGAATTCCCACATACTTGCCTGCAATATTATCACCAGCAGCCTTCATGTGTATGTTATGACCTGCTTCAATGTTGATGTTTTTATCAGCACGCAGATCAAAATTACCTTTTGCTCGCATTGCGATAGTGCCTTCACTGTGTAAGTAAATGTCACCATTCTGGTTTAACTCAAACCAGGCATTGCCTCTTTTATTAATCAGATACACAAAACCTTCAGTATCATCCAGGATTATTTGTGCACCGCCTGCTGTGCGTAATCTGATCAATCTGCTGTCCAGATTGTCATCCATTACAAACTGATGGCCGCCCAGTCGGGTGTCTGGATTATCAGGATCTTTGGGTCCTGGGGTAAGCATACCATAAACCTCGTTTATGTTTGCTCGTCTGGCACCACTTGATCCTGCACCACGCAATGGATCGTTGATTAATCCTTGCTTAACTATTCCTTCTGCTAAGTCAAGGGCGAGGGGGCGAATGGCATCGTTGTGTGTTACCTTTTCATCTACTTTATTCTTTTCAATCACAGGCATCAACATGCTGGGGTCACTGTAGCTCTTGCCAGCAGGCATACCTGGCACCATGTGATTGAGTTTGTCAGGGAACAAACAACTGATGATGAATCCACGCTTGCTGTTACCATCAGCAAACGCAACCAGCACGCTGTTTCCTTCGTCTGGCGGCACTGCCCAAAAGCCGTAGCTTTTTACGCTTTGATCTGCATTCTCTACATCCTTACCAGTTTTACTGGGGTTGGTGCTTCCTGCAAACGGACTGCTCCAAAAGCATTCGTATACTTCGTTTTTGCCGCCCGCTTTGTTAAGCGAAGGAATAGTTACACTGTAACGGAAACTTCTATCGCCTGAATATGCTTTGGTAATCTTACCCACATATATACCGTTTAGTGGCGCAACATCGTTGTCACGCTTTACGGCTCTGTTGCTATAATATCTATCGTTAATGTCTGTCATATGTTAAGTCCCTGATCCCCATTTACGTCGTCAACAACACCGTCCGCAAGATCCGTTAAGCCTGCTTCGAATTTTTCTTTTAATTCATCTGCGGCACTTTGCTTGGCACCACCTTTTTTAAGGTTAGCTGCACTGATACCCAAATGTTGTCCTTTAACATCCACTGTGAAAATACCACCGCTAAAGTTACATTTAACTTGTTGCATCTGGTATAGTGCACTGAATGTCTGGCTTGTTCCTTGAAAATCCCAATAGCCACTGTTTAACGCACTATCCTCATCCTTCCAGTCAGGATCATAGGTTATTGGAGATTTAACTTGCAACCAAAATACATCAACGTCACGCTGCATGTTCATTTGCTCTGGTGAACTCTGGTCAGTAGACCGCCCTGCCCCACCCAGATACCATGGGTCACCACGCAGCTGAATATCAATTCCTGCGAAGGAAAGGCCAGCAGCGTGTTGGTTTGCCAGGAAGCCGAACATTTGGTTTTTTGGACCGGTACTGGTGGCTGCGCCTGCTGCGTTGGGGGTGTCCTGATGACTGGTCGTTTGTGCTTTGATTGCCATTGCGCTTGTGTCCACAGGTATGTAGCCTAAGTTCGCTAGATCAGCAGCGTCAACAGCGGTTGTTGTTGCGGGGTTTATTAAGTCTGCACTGTATGCAAATCCGCTAAACGCTGGCTCATAATTACTTCCAGATGCTGGATTCACAAATGTTACTGGGTCTTCTGTGGGCGTTGGTGCTGATGTTTCGATACCAGCGTTTGTGGCTATTCGATTTATTTGTTTTTTAGTTAATGCACCGGTCAGCTGTTCGATGTTTTGACTGTTGCCGTTTTCCAGAATATTTTTTAACTCTACTGGTCCTAGCCCTGTGGAATCTGCTAGTCCACCCAGTACATTGTCAGTCAAATTGTCAGTAAAACCTTCTAAATCTGATAAGAAGTCGCCAACTTTATCAAAGTTCAATTTGTCTTTGGCTTTAGTAAAATCATTTAATAACCCTTCAAGACTGTTGTCTTCATCCTCTGGTATTTGTGCACGGAATTGTTCACGCATTTCCACACTGGGGTCACCAATTGCACCACCCGCTGGTGCCATTAATATAGCTACGCCCGGATTGAGTTTGATATCAAAACTGAGTACCTGATCATTGAGTCCCGTAAACAAATACTGATACGCTTTCAGTAGGGTGTTGCTTGCATACATTTCTCTTACGCGGTTTGCTGCATCGTCTGAGCTTACGTCTAACTCTTTGGGATCAAGTGCAATTTCATGTTTGGGAGTTTTATAAAGCATTGGGGTATAGGTATAATGCTTTGCATATACCCCACGTTTTTTATCATATTTCTTGATATCAATTTTAGACAGTACTCTGAACCAGCTAACGAATGCTTGGTCTGTTTTAGGCTTTTCAGAAACATCTGTTATATCATTCTTTCTGGTGACTTTGGAATAAAACTCTGCATTCATACTGAGTAGCGTGAGAAACACCTGATCTAGACTGGCGCCTTCTCTGTGATTAATTTTATCCTCGTCAAACAACTGTTCTACTGCCGTGCCCGTGTACACCGGTGCATTACCTAATTCCTGATCCAGGTCCACCTCTGTGGCTACTTGCCACAGTTCATCAGTTACACGGTTAATATCTTCTGCTTCCATGTCACTGCTGAGTATTAGACTTTCATCACTGATTGCTCCCAGACCCACGCCACCAGCTTCAGTGCTGGTTCCAATCAGTTGGCTGAGATCTATTGTCACAGTATCAGGAACATCATTTAGTGTTTTTTCAGAATGCCAGTCATTTAGATTTTTTTCCAGCGTTTTAATGTGGTCGGTAAGTGTTTTACCAATAGTGGAGAACGAGTAGGGCAACTTGTACATTACTTCAGAATAAGCATCAAAATCAAAGATGAGTGTTTTGATATTGTAACTACTGCCAGACTCATTGATTTCTGCACCAATATTTTGTACTTTTAATTTGTATCTGTATGGTCCCGCTATATCAGATATTTCACCACCTTCATCTTCATCTTCTATGGAAGCCTTGTAACCTTTAAACATGATCTCCATGTACAGGTATAAATCAGTAGTAAATGGTAACCCCAAGTATGCCCTGCTTAATTGTATTTGATCTAAAAAGTTGGCCGCACCTGGCTGTTTAATAGTGAACTCCACACTGCTTCTGATAGTGCTTGCTGTGTCCATTTTTTGAGTGATTGTTACATCATCTATTTGTGTACCGGTTACACCTGTTTGTGCTAACACCACAGTGGCACCTGGAGCTGCGAATAACTGCTCGGAAGATGGATCAATCATGTACAACTTTATGTTGTATACGGGGCTGTCGTAGAAATCCAGGATATTGCCATAAGTGTCAACACCTAAATATTCATTGTATACCTTGGGTATCTCTGACATGTGTGTCCTTTATAAGTAATTTTGTATACTGCTCATTGCTGGCAAATTTA